CCTGATTGCCGATGCAACCTCCTGCCCGAAGGTGAAGGGTTTCCCGAGAATGTCCGAATAGTACCGCTCGAAATCTCCCCGCAGCGCGGATCGCCGTTTGAGCACATCCGCAATAAACTTGTCCGCACTACCCGGCCTGCCATCCGCATATTCCTTGAGCGCCGCCCGTAACACATCGTCCGGGATCGCCTCGGCCCGCTGGATAAACTCCAGCGCCTGATTGGCCTTGTCCGTGGTCAACTTCCACTTGCCCGCCTTGGCCTCTCGAAAGAGCGTGTTGTAGAGCGGTTCCGGTGACCCGTGGACCCGGTTGGGATGGTAGTTGATCGACAGGGCATCCTTCCCGAAAAACCTCCAGCCTTGCCCTTTGTCGATCCCGTAGAGGTGGTTATCGGCCCCGATGATCCACTGACCAGGGTGACCGTCGTGGTTGGAAACAAGCCAGTCGATCACATGCTCCCGCTGCACCTGGTCCAGGAACTGGTCCGCGACTTCCTTCATCTCCCCGGTCAGATCACTCGCCGGAATGAGCCTCTGAATCGAACCGGTCTGTCCGTTCAGGGTACAAGCCCGGACCTCCACAGCATCCGGATCGATCCACCGCCCGATCTTATAGGCCGCCTCCTCACCATGGGTCCGGAAGGCTTCCTCCTGGGGCTTGAAGAGCCAGGAATTCCCCTGGGCATCCTTGTAGATGCTCTTGGAGTGCATCCCACCCAGGTTCTTGGCGTCCCGGAAATAGGTGAGTTCCTGATCGAGGTTCGGCTTCCGCGCCTCCCATATCCTATCCACCTCATCCCAGTGGGTCTGGAGCGCCGCCGGATTCAGGGTGTCCAGATCCAGGGGGATCTCCGGTATGTCCGGGATCGCGGCCTCCAACTGCTGGACTGCATCGTCAATCTTCTCCGGCTTGATCTTGACCACCTTCGGCTTGGGTGGTTGCGGCACCGGCTTCTCAAAAGGCTGCCCCTCGATCTCCTTGTGGATCAGGTCCGCCTGCTTCTTGCTCATCGCATAACCCAGCGTACAACGGCAATTTGGGTGGGCTGGCGGTCTCCCATGCCCGGATGGGAAGGCGTCCTTGATCGGGATCGGTCCACCGGATTGATTTGAACGGCACTGTTGGGAAACCCGATCATCCCCCACAGTCATCCACACCTTGAACTTGGCTCCAGTGGCGACCGCCTCGGTCTGCCTCGCGTGAGAGGTGGCAAACCGCGCCTCGGTCTGGGCAATGGTCCGCCGCCGATCTCCCAGCAGTTCCTTGAATCGCTTCTCCTTCATCCGGTCCAGTTTCTGCCCGGTAACCCCCGAGGCCGCCAGGTCATCGACATACTTCTGGAAGGTCTTGGCCCGGTTCGAGTCCAGCCCCGTGACCATGGACAAACGCCGTGCCACCTGGTGGGTTCCGAGGCCCTCTTTCAGTCCATCGGCGATGGTCTGAGCCATCGTGTTGAGCTGCGCCTCGGTCAGGTTCGTGGCGAAAGTCTTGGCTTGCTGTCTCGCCCTGTCCTTGAGCATTTCAACCGATTTCTTGTAGGTGACCGAGGATAGGGGAGCTTCGATGGTCCCCTTCATGGCCATGTAGAACTCATCGAAGGCTTTGTCTTCGATCCCCGCCTTGATGTTAGCCAGGCCGTTCTCAATCTCGGCCATGACCTCTTCGGTCTTGGTGTGGTATGCGGCATACAGCGCCGCGTTGGACTTCCCTTTCAACGCGCTGCCCTCTTGGCGATCCGCTCCAGCGCCCCCGACTTGGCCAGGACATCGATGGCCCCATCCGCCACCGCTTGCATGGCCTCAGCCGCCATGGATTCCAGGTTGCCCGCCGTCTTGTCCGCCGCCGCGTTGACCTCTTCCGGAGTCGCGTTCGGCCCTGCCTTGGTCTCGCTGTTGTTCTGGGTGGCCGATCCCTCCAGCGCCTTGTCCTCCAGCATCTGCTGAATTTCATCCTCACTCCACCCCTCATCCCGGAGCTGCGTAATGATCGGGATACCGGCATCTTTATTTGTCTTATGGATGGTGGCCAATGAGACAGGAAGAATCGATTGGGAATTAGCCCAGGTCGGTCTGACCTCGGTGGGCTTGACCGCCTTTCCGTCCAGTTTAAGCAGGAAAGCTCCCAGTTTGGACCAGGTGTCAGCTAGCCGCGCCTGGAAACGCAACACTTTCTTGACCAGTGGTGATTCGCTCGCAATCAACGCCTCACCGGATGGATCGCCCCCCATCCCATAGACATAGTGCTTCGGCGTCCGGGTGATGATCGCCATCGAGTGAGACATGTTGTCCTTCACGGACAGCAGATTTTTCATGTCAGCCACCGGGAATGTTCCCACCTGTGTCGGCTCGCCATTGCTTTCATCATTGGGGGTGAACAGAACCGTGGTCTGAGGTGTCACCGGTACCTTGCCGGGGAATTTGTTGTTAGTGACCGCCCAACGTTGCGGAAATGCCGCATATTCGCCGATCACCACGATATCAGAGAGCGTCTTGTTGATGATGTCCTGGATCGAAATGGCGTTGTCCAGGTCCGAGGACCCTCGGCTGTCGATGGTGAACCGGAATACCGGAACCTCTCCAAACGGGTTGGGGAGATAGCCATCGTTGGCCACCTCATTATCGCTCTCCCACTCTCCCTGCGCAAAGGTTGTTCCCATCTGATCCATTTTCTTTTTGGACCTGTAGTATTCGAGCCGGTCCCCGAAATAAAGCACCATCCGCGCCGTTTCGTCCTCGGCCTCGTACTGCTTCACTCCAAACCATGGCAGTCTTGGGTTATCCCCCTCATAGAACAGGTGGGTCATTCTGGCATCATTCCGGTAGGCTTCGATTTCCTTGTCCTTCCAGGCGATCACGTATGATTCGCCCACAATGGCCGCCTCACGATGGATGTCAGCGGCCTCCAGCGTCAGTCCTGTCTCGTGGAGGATCTCCGCTATCCTCTCAATCAGAGTGTCATTCTTGACGATGTTGAGCGACTCCAGGACCAAGCGGTCACAGGTCGAATCGATGACCACTGCACACCAGTTCTCAATAAAAGCCGTCAAATGCTCAAAGACCTCTTGCAATTTTTCCTTTGACCACCGGATCGGCTGGCGTCCCTCGTAGTAATCCCAGCGAATGTGATGGTGATTTTCCTTGCCCTTCAAGGTCTCATAGGCTAGTTTCAGTTCGTTCAGTTCCATCTTCCTTCCCCCTCCTATGCTATCCGGATCACAGAGTTGGCTTTGTGTAGTTGGCTCCAGATTGCGTAACGCATGGCATCCATGCCGTGATCTGCGTATTTAACCGGCTCATCGATGTAGACCCCGTCCTTTTGCTGCCAGGAGTAGGTTTCCCACTCGTTGTTGAGGTTGACGTTGGTTGGATTGGAATGCAGCCGCAGGCTGGACAGGAAGTCGATCCCCGCTTTGACGCTTCCTTTCCCGCCGGACTCCATGCGCTTGGCGGGCTTGACGTTGAAGCCGTGTTTGGAGAGTTCCCGAATCCGGTCCGGCTCAGCCGGGTCTGCCCATATCACATCATTCGAGCGGACCCCATTCGAGCGGAGCAGGTCCGCGATATCCGGCGTGGTCAGCCCGCTCTGGTAGATGACCTCCCGGAGATAAACGTCACCTTGCCGGGTGGTGTGGTTGAAATCCTTACTCCCGCACCACACCAAGACGGTGGGATTGTTGAACCCGAAATCCATACCATAGAACTGATCATCGAAACTCTCTGGCCATTTATCCATAACAGGCGGGCCATAGATTAGACCTTCGATGAACCCCCATTCCCCCTCTCCATAGATCCGGTGCAAGGAAGGGTTCTGCTCCTTGAGTAATTCGATCTTCTGGACATCTTCCTTATCGAGGAAGCGGTTATCCCGGTAGGTGGTCTTGAGAGTTGTTGTCAGCCCGTGTTGTTCGGTATCAAAGAAGCGTTTCTTGAGCCAGTGCAGGCGGGAGATCGGGTTGAAGGAGAGAACGATCTGCTTATAAGAAGGCGTTTTACCTCTGAGCCTGAGATCCACTTGCTCGAAATCGTCTTGATTTATCTCAGTTGCTTCCTCGATCCAGAAGCCAGTGATATCGGCGATGGACTTCAACTTCTCCACATCGTCCAGCCCCATGGAGATGATCCGTCCTCCATTTGGGGCGAACGTCAGCGACATATCGGTTTTGTTTGCCCTGAAGAACTCGGACCAGCCCCACGCGGAAATCAACTGCTTGAACAGGGCGAAACAGGAATGCCTGACGGTCCTGAAAACCTTCCGAAGCACACAAATGGTGTGGCCTGGTTCAGTGATTAGGCGGACCAGGATCTTCTGTGCCGCAAAGACCGACTTTCCACTGCCAGCCCCCCCCATGAGGACCAGATAGCGGGAGTGATTCCAGAACAACGGGTAGTAGGTCATGTTGATGACAGCCTTGAGGTTGCGGAGATCAATCTCCATCTTTCTGTCCCCAATCATCCGGGAGCCGGATCACTGGGATCGGGCCGCCGTCCTTGCCAGTCAGTTCGGTTTGAGAGACGGTCTTCCCGTATTGGTTCGGATACCGCCTCTCGAGCTTCCAGGCCGCCGCGAACCAGTTCCCCTGGTTGGCCGCCGATTCGATCTTTTTGAGCCACTTGAGCGCCGCTTCCCCCTCGGCCTCTTTTACCGCGTCAGAAAACTCAAGATCGTCCTTCACCCACTCATTGAAGGTCTGATAACTCATCCCTGCGTAATTAGCCGCCAACTCATAGGTTGATCCCAATCGGATGGCTTCAAGGATCTTTGCTCTGGCTTCAGGGGTGCGTTTGGTGGGACAACCGCCGGGGTGTTTGCCGGACTTTTTTTTCGGGCTAGGCTTCTTGGAGATGCGCTTGGAGGACCGTTTTGGGGCCGTGCTTTTTTCGTGCTTTTTTAGGTCCAAGGTACCCCTCTTTGAACCTGTACTCATCCCCATTCCCCTTATATTTTGCCTGATATTATGATAACCCTAACTTGACTCTGGATCAGGAAGTTCAAGGTTCGAGTCCTTGCTCCCCAGCCACCCTTCCCGCCTGATTTAACTACAGTTACGATGCTCGTTCAAAATGATGACTTTGTCAACCGTGCTCTTTTCGTGCTTTTTTGACCTAAAGGTCCTCAATAACCGGTTGATGACACGAACCACTTGAACCCGCATGAGTTCAAAAAGTTTCACTTCCGGAAGTGCCACGTAATGCTTATCAGTAATCGTCTTGGCAGAGTGCCCGAGGTAGCGCTCGGTCACCCACCCGAACTGTCCCCTCGCTTTCAGTTCACTCGGCAATGTCCGCCTCAACTCCCGCGCCGGAAGCCGCCTTCCA